CGCCGCGCCGAGAAGCGCCGTGCATACCGGAATCAGGATCTTGAACCCCGACACCACCAGCTTACTTCCGCGCCACAGCAGGATTAGATCGTCAATAGCCGCCTTGGTCTCGCGCTCCTCGGCGATGTGCCCGATGATGCAATCGTGCGTCGCTCTGCCGACCTCCTCGATTGCGTCAAGGCGTGCGTGCAGCATTTCGGCCTCAACTCGCCAGGCTACGCGCCGCTCCTCTTGTGTCTCAGCTTCCGCCATCCTCACGCCCACCGGAGAAATACCCGCTGATGCCGAACTATGATCGGCTGAGGAGGCTGTCGACCGAATGCGATGGCCATAGCGCAGCAGATTATCAGCGGGCGAGCCATGACTGGCTCATCGTAGTACGCCTGCCCGGCGTGCGTGATTTGCTTGCGTATCATTAATAGATTTCCCCAGCCGCATAGGACGTGTTGCCAATCAAGATAAGCGAGGTGCCTGATGGTATGTCGGCAGCTACTACTGTTGCTGACCCCCCGCCAGCCAGCGTTGAGGCGCGGAATGTCATCACCTTAAGACCAGCAGAAACAAGCGGCGCAATGTAGTGATATCCGGCTTTGTCTACACCGTTGGCCATCGTGACGGACCCGCACCCGCCAAACTCGTCTGTTGCAGCCGAAACAGGAAGCCCGGTAATCGTCCAGTTACCGCTCGCCGTGGTATGTGTGAAGGCGCTTGTTTGGATGTTGAATTGGGCGGTCACCATGCCGTCTTTGCTGCGCACCCAGCGCCCCGTCTGCTTCGAATACGTGACCGATAGATCGCCGGGCGTCGAACATGTAATTGCCGGAGTCCATGGGCACCACAGGCCGACAATGCCGGTTGTCATGCCGCTTGAGATATCTACCTCTGTGCCAGCACAGTTGTAAAAGCTGGTGGGATCAGCAGTCAAAGACAGCAGATTCTGGTGCGTCGAGTAGATTCCTTTGCCGACCAGATTGCCGACCTTGACGGTTGAATCAATAACCACGTCATTGACAAGGCTTGCCCCTGCGAAACCATCGTCCAGGATGCCGATGCCGTTTTGGGTACCTGTAGCCTGGTTGTTTCCGTCGAAGTACGTGGTCGAGAACATCACCGATGAGATGTGCTTGCCGCTGATGTTTGGCTTGAGCTTGAGCAGGTAATTCGCCGTGCGCGAAACGTATCCGTTCGAGAAATTCAGGCCGTCGGCGCCCTCGATCAGGATGCCGGTGTCAAAGCGCTTGGAATCGCCGATGATGAAATTGCTGATCTGCGAGGTAAATGCTTGCTGATATCCTGCGCCAGACTGCTGATTCGTGAATTTGATCGCTGCGCTATTGGCGACAGGCGTGCCTGAAAGCGTTGATCCAAAGATTTTGAATCGGTCAAAAATGTTGAGTTGGCCGCCAGCGACCGCCAAGCCTTCAGGCATATTTGCAATGACAACATCTTCAAAGATAAAGCCGTTGCACTGCGTCAAGCGAACGCCAGCTCCAGCCGTTCGCGCCGCTGTTGTGTTGTAAATATAGACGCCTGACAGCCCGCTGAAATTCAGAAAAGTGCCGTTTGTCGTGTTAGTCGGCTGGAACTGGATCGCATCGACATTTGATCCAGACTGATTGATCCACGTAATTCCAGCCCCTGCGCCCATAAGTCGCGTGTAGTCTGCGCTTACCAATATCGGCGTTGAGATTGTCCATGCTCCTGGTGGAAGCCAGATCAGCTTGCCTGGATTTGCCGTCACAGCCGCTTGGATGTCTCCGTCGTATGGCGAATCATTGACGTTGATAATCTCACGCAGCAACATGCCCGAGCCGACTTGCTGATTGACAAGCGCCGTTTCCGAGCTGTTCCAGGCCAGAAACGATCCAGCAGCAGGAGCCGGCAGGATTGGGCTAACGCTGGATGATATCGGCGTCGTCAGCGACCTCCCGAGTTTTTCGGCAAGCTGCTGCACCAGGATGGTCAGGCGGTCGAATTCGTCATTGAGAACTGTCGGGTAGAATCCGCCGCTGTTCGTCAGCGCTACAGGCTGGAGGTTGCCGACTTGGCTTGTGATCGTCAGAAGGTAGTCTGTTCCCGGCGCCGTGACCGTCGTCACCGTGCCGCCCGGATTGTTGTCCTGATCGGGATTGAGCGTAACCGAATACTCGGTAGTCAATGCCAGCGTCGATTCGATATTCGTCGTGTCAGTGATGACAACCAGCAGATCGGCAGACGAGAAAACCTTGAATGCAAACGGGAACGCGACGGTTACGCCATTCCCGGTGAATGGCCCGGCAGTGCGGGTTTCGCTTGAGATGGTCATGCGCCCTCCAGAGTAGCCGCCAGACTAACCGACGGCTTCCCAGGTACGCGCAGCATCAGCGCCCGCGACTCTCCGGACTGGCCGCGCCGGTTATGACGCCCCGCGCCGCATCAACTGGCCCGGTCGGGTCAGTCTTGCCCTGCGCAACCCCGGCAAGGTAACTGATCGGGCGCGCAACAGCGTGCGCCGGAAGTCCTGTGACCAGCGAGACCAGAGTCGCAACGTCCTTGATCGAGCGCGAGGCGTTGCCCTCGCCGGTCACGATTCGGAACATGTCATAAGGCACCCCGGCGCCGGCCTCGATTGCGCCCACGACTGGCGACAGGCTTACGCGGTCGTCCATGGGATTATCATTGAATCGCGCCGTCGCGCTGAGTCCAATCTGCCCGGCGAACGGAACCATGGCGAAGGAGTTGCGCATCGGCCCCCACACAAACAGCGCCATCATCCAATCATCCAGGTATGAGCCGTCTTTGTCGTCATCCCCAGGCCCGCCCCTGAACAGTTGCGCCACCAATTCAGCGACCACGGCCGGAGCGTAGAATCCCGCCAGCAATACGCCAAGCGCCCGGCCTGCGCCCTTTTTCAGTCCGATTTCCTGCGACACCTTCGCCACGCCGGAGCCGATCAAATTGCCCTGCATGATGAAGTACCCGGTGAATTGCGTGAAAATCCGACCATAGGCCGGGCCAGTCTCCAGCCGTGACACATCCTCGGCCAGCGTGCTGCCCTGCGTCTGCCGGATGGCTGCGTCAGCGATGCGCGCGGCGTCTGCCGTGTCCCAATGCTCTGACAGCGCCTCGTCATAGGCGGCTTTCCACACGATCGGACCGATGATGCTATCAACCGCCGACTGAAGAAAGTAGGCGTGCCGGTTCGTCCACTCCTTCGCGCGCTCGTAAAGCGTCGGGTCGAGCAGGATGGCCTCAATATCGCCACGCATCGCCGCGACCTCGTTGCTCATTCGGCCGTGCATGTACGGCGACAGCGCCGCCACCGCCTCGGCCGTCTGCCGAGGCGCCTTGATGTATTGCGCCAGCGAAAGCGCCAGGCTTGTCGGCTTGACCTTCGTCAATGCCATCGGCAGCCCGCCAATCTGCTGCACAGCGTTGCTCACGTTGGCAAACATGTACGCCATTCCGGTGCGGTTGCGCACCGCGTTCAGGACCTTCATCGGCCACCCGCCACCAGGCACGGGCGTCGTCACCTGCTGCCGCGCCGAACGATTGAGCCAGGGAATCAGCACCGAATTGATGGCGCCTGGGTCTTGGCGGTCGAGCGCGGTACGCAAAGGGTTGAACCCAAGCAGCCGCGCCGCGTCGCGCGTCGGCAGTTCGAGGTGCGTGAAAAGCAGCACGCTATCAATGTGCTGCGGCAACAGGCGCAGATCAAGGTGCAGCGGCTCGTTGTACTCAACACGCGCCTTCGTGAAGCCCTTCGGCGTATTCGGGAAGGTGTAGGACATGCCATCGGCGCCTTCCTCGATCAGCTTTTTCAGCGCCATGTCTTGGACAATTCGCCCATCGACCTTCGCCGGAACATAGCCGCCGCGATACGTGCCGAATGGCGTATTCACCTCGTTGGCTGTCACCTCGTCGAAGTATTTGCCGGTAGCATCCCGGTGCGCCTTTTGCGCTGCCGGCTTCATGCTTTCGAGCATATCCCATACCGATTGCGCAAAGTCGTAATGCGCCTTCGTCAGCACGCCGGATCTCTGCATTCTGTCAATGAATGCATCCCACCGGGCCGTGTCGATTGATCCGTCTGCGAGCAGTTCCGCCCACTTCCGCCCAAGTAGCAGCTTCCGCTTGTTGCTTTCGTTGCCGGTGTGCAGAATGGCGTGCAGTAGCTCGTTCATCGCCACGCCGCCCGAGTCTTTGCCGAACGTGTAGCCGATTTCATGGGCGTCAATCAGCCCGCGCTTCATTGACGGCGCAATGCCATCAAACAGAGCACGGAACGCGCGCAGCCGATCCGCCTTCTCGGCCCGGTATCGGTCGGCGGCTTCTTTGATCGGCTGCCACAGGTAGCGCCTGAACACTCCGATCTTCACGTCGCCGTCTTTCAGATCCACCCAAAACTCCACGCGCTTGCCGAATGCTGTAATGGATGCGATATTCAGCGCAATCTGTTCTTCCGGCGTGATTGCGCTCGATACGCCAGGTGCCGTCGCGGGAATCCCGATATCCTTCATGCGATTGATGAGCAGCTCCGCGACCACATCGCGGTCCATCAGCTTGCCATCGATTTCCATCTTCCGGTTCCGCTGCGCCAGATGCCACAGGCCATCGACCTCGGCATACAGCGCCCGCAGTTCGTCCATCGTCAGGTCTTTGATCGGCTTTCCGTTTGCCTCGGCATACTCCACCGCTTTGCGGATAACGTCCGCCATCCAGGTTTGATCGTTCTCCTGAACGCGCTTGACGTATTCCACCGCCGCTTGCGCCTTGGCGCCGTAGCCGTATGCCGCAAGGACCGCGCGCGCTGCGCTCACCAGGTCGAAGTCACGCGATTTCTTGATCGAATCATCTTTGGCGGACAGGATGCGCTTGAAGAAGGCATCAATCTTCGCCGCTTCCACCTGCGCGTCATAGGCTGCGCGCGTCGTGTAGTGGTTCAGCAGTTGCGTCCGCTTGGCTGCCGCCGCTGCTTCAATGTCGCCGGCCTTCTCTGCCTTGACCGCATCCTTCGCCGCCCTAGTTGCCGCGCTGGCGTATTGGCCGGGGAAGATGTCACGCAGCCGTAGCCGACTCATCAGCGCCGCTGCATACTCTTGCGCAACCTTCGGCAGCACTGCGAACGTGCGCCGCCGCCCGGCGTTGTCCGTACCGGCGTCCGAGCGGACTCGGTTCGCCGTGTCGAGCGCCGCCAGTTCCGTTGAGATTGCGCGCGCCCGCGCCTCGTTGAAGATGGCGCTGTCAGCCGCCTTCTCGATTGCTTCCGGTGTCGCCAGTTCGCCGAATTGCTCCAGCATGCGCTGATCCACAATCGCATCAATGGCGACCTTTGGCGGCACAGCTTCCGCCAGCGCCGTCACCAGTGCGTCACCGCTATCGTATTCCGGGAAGATGTCAGCGGCTACGTCAGGATGCAGGCCGGAGCGCGCAGTCATGCGACGCTTCTTGAGGAGTGCAATCTGTTCGCGCGTCAGCGTCGTGTCTGACAGCCCATCAATGTTCAGCCGCGCCGCACGCAGGCCGGCCGGATTGATGATTTCCTCGCCGGCTTTTGGCGGTTGCTGCGCAGCGCCCACGTCATAGGCGGTCGAGTATTGCGCATCGCCTTTCAGTTCGCGCCCGAATAGCTCCTCGAAATCGCGGATATCCCATTGGTCATTCTCATTCGTCGGCAGGTAGCCGTACTGCGTCAGCGCCTCGGCCATGCCGTCGATTGACAGGCCATCGCTTCCGGTGCGCCACAGCGGCTTGCCGACAATGCCGGAGCGCGGCTTGTCTGCCGGGTCAATGCCCCAGGCCGAGACGACTTCAGCCTTGTTGATTCCCCCTAGTTTGGCGATGGCGACGAACAGAGAATCGCGCGTCTCGTCCAGCACGTTCGGGTCAGACTTCTGCGCCGCGCTTTGGTCGGTCGGCATGGCTGGTGCCGGGTTTGCCTTGTCCCATGCGCGCATGGCCGTATCGACAATAGCATCAATCTCCCGGTCCTCGCGCCGCAGCACTTTGGCCTGTGCCTTGGCGAGCGTCCCGGCACGGCGGTACTTCACGCGCCCCTCTTCGGACGACTCCCATACCTCTTGCTTTGCAGCCGACCGCGCCTGTTCCGCTGCCGCTTTGCGCTTCTCGTCGCTCGCCTTGACCGCATCGCGGTAATCAGCCTGCGCGCGCTCGAACGGCTCCATGTCGTCGCGCTCGATCTTGGCGGTCAGAAATTGCCACGCGCGATAGACCGGCTGGCTCATCACTTCGCGCCGCGCTTCAATTTCAAGCTCAGCGCGCTTGGCTTTGGACTCGACACGCAGCCGGGTGAGTTCTCGCGCCTTGGCGTTCTTGATCCACTGCAGGTCCCGCAGACCACGCGCCTGCAACTCCTGAGCCGCAGCTGCCGTAGCGCCCGCACCGAGCGCCTGATAGGCGGCAAAGTCAGCCGGCGACATACCGGATTGCTCTTGCGTCTGAAACAGGTCCAGCATCGCGCGCCCCTGTTCCGCCAGCTTGATCTGTTCCTCGGTGGCCAGCATCCGGTCAAACACGGCGCGCACTTCCGGCGTCAATTCGACATTCAGCGCCTTGAGCGATTTGTACACCCGCGACAGCCACGCGCCGAACCGCTGGAACAGGCCCTGCATTTCGATTGACGGCGCCTTGCCCTCGAACAGGTACGCCTCAAACCCGCGCGCGAACTGCTCGTGATAGCTGCGCCGCGCCTCAAAGTCGAGGTTATCCCATGCGTTCAAATCTTCCAGGCCAAACCAGTCCATCAGCGCTTGAGTGTCGGCCATGATGCTACGCTCGCCATCGGTCAGCGATTCGTCGCCATAGACAGCAGCATTGCCGGCAATCTCCGCAGCCATAGCGGTTTGCACTTCCAGAAAGAAATGCCCGGATTCGTGCAAAAACGTGCTGAGATCGGCTCCAGCAAGCAGCGATATCGTGTTGGTTGCCGGGTTGAATGCGCCTCGATTGTCTTGGCGAACAATGCTTGCGTCAGTCGAAGAGAATTGGCCGTTGTTGCCGGTGGCGGATTTGATTTGAGACCCAGAAAAAGCGACGAAGCTGCTCCCATCAAATTCGGTGTCTCGCTTTATAAACACTCCGTCATAGCCTTGGCTTGCAAGATCTCTGCGCAAAGCCGATCCTTTTTTGCCGCCCTCAAGCATGACCGCCAAGTCATCGTTTTCCTCGACGCTCATCTGGTTGGCGATTCGCAGATAAGCAGGCATGTCAGTGGAGTACCCGGCGCCATAATTGGTTGGCGATCTGCCCATGGGGTGCGAGCTAAACCATTGGCCAAGGCGCGAGGTTTGACCGCTTTCCTCTGAGGAAGCCTCGCCAAGAGTGTTTGCGCCAAGCTTGTTGAGGTTGAATCGCGCAAAATCATTGCTTGTGCCGTGATACACCACCAGCGGCCGCCCCTGCTCATCAACCACCTGCGAGTCACCAAACCATTCGTAGAACCGTCTGATGCTCGCCTCGTCCTGCGCAATAGGCTTGCCGTTGCTGTTCGTTGTCGAACGCTCGACACCGTTGATAGTGATGGTCTCTGGAATGGCGGATTGGTTCAGGACTTGTTCAGGAGGGTGATATCCGAATTCAAGCAGCGAGTCAGACCACGACGTGACATGAGCAGCCGGCACTTTCATGCTGACAACTTTTCCGCCTTCGTGCTGCGAGGCGTAATCATCAGCAGCCTCTTTGACGAGCGTCACCCAATCGCCCGGATTGATCTTATCGACGCCATCTGGGACGCCACGGTAAATCGTAACCATCGCGCCCGGCTTGCCGCGAACAGATTTCATAATCCGAACGGCTTTGGCTTCTCGTGAATCTCCGCTACCAAAAAACTGTAGCGCATCCTTGCCGTAAATGTCCTCTCCGAACGCGGGCAATAAGTCATCCATCGTAGAGGCGCCGCCGGCAACGGTCATCGGCTTGTGCTCTATCTGGTAGTCATTCGCCCCCTGCTGCAACTGCCGCCCACCCGTAGCCTGCGCCACCACCCGCAGCGCAAACCGATCAAACAGCGCCTTGGGCGCCTCGCCAATCTTCGCTGCCATGACGGAAAAGAAGTGCCGGTGCAGCATCGCATCCGCACGATTCACGGACTCTGCGTGCCGCCCCGCTTTTTGCAGTTCAGCGAATACCGCATCTTCAACCTCCTGCGCCGAGGTCTGAAATGCATCGTCTTGCTCCTTCGCGCCCAACAGCCTGGACATTTCCGTGCGCAGCTCTTCCGCCTGGCCGGACTGCAAATACTCCTGTGCCGTCGTCGGCGTGAATCCGCCAGGCGTTGTCGACACATGCGGCAGCAGCGCCTGCTCAAGCTCCGTGCCGGCCATGTTCGCCATCAGATCGGCAACAGGAATACGGATGTCGTGCCCTGCCGCAGCCGCTGTTTCTAGCTGCTCAGCGACAGCGGGGATAGCCTGCGCCATCTGTTCAGCAAGCCCGGACTGCGCCAGAGCATCGGTCGTGATCCACACCGAGTCATTGCCATCAGCCAACACGGACTGGAAAAACGCCCGCGCCGTATCCGGGTCACGCGCGCGCACCTTTGACGCTTCCGCGAGTTTGTTCATGCCGGCGAGTAGCTCTCCGGCTTGTGCAGATTGGTTGGCCTCATCCGCCTTGCGTTGCGCAGCATTCAGCACAACGTCTGCCAGCTTGATCGCGCCAGACTGCCCGGCAGTGCCGACAATCGTAGCAACAAGCGTCTGCACGGCGGCATCAGGCCGCGCTTTCAGGTAATCAACAAACGGCTTTTCAGGATTGAGCGTCGCCCACTCGTTTAAGTCCTGCATAGCCGTTGCGACTTGTTCTCCGGGGATCTCGCTGGCCATCTGGTGCGCAATCACCTTGCCGAATCCGGCTCCCGCTTTCAAGTCCTTGAGCAGCCACGAAACCGGCAATTTCTCAGTGGCGTATTCAATGGCCGCCTGCGACGCGCCAAACGCCAGCGACTGGCCCACAGCAACGCCTTTGTCTCGCGCTTCGCCGTATGCTTGCCCTCCAGTCGTTGCGGCCATCGGTGCCAGAGCCAATTCTGGATTGCCACTTGCGACCGCGGCAGGCAGCGTCAGCAGGCTCGAAACCATCGACTGCAACCCGGAATACCAGCCTGACTCCAGATTGCCGCCACCCTTCGGCATCATGCCTTCGCGGATGGATTTCGATATCTGGCGCTGATTCGAGAACCCTTGCGCCATCTTTGCGCCGATGTCCTCGGGAAGGATTGTGCCAGTCATCGGTCCGGTTACAAATTTGGACAGCATCTCTGCGCCAGCCTGACCGACGCCCCAAAAGCCCTCGTTGAACGCAGGCACGCCGGACACCAGAGCCTTGCCGCTGTTCTTCAAAAACTGCGCCGTTTGCTCCCACCCGGATAGCGTCTCGACATCATCATGCGCCATCCTCGCCACATCAGGATGGCGCAGCAGATCGCCCGTCTTTGGCGCGCGCTCGATCATCTTGGAGTAGTAATCGACCTTTAGGCCGGACTCCACCTCGGGCAAATGAGCCTCGACAGCAGACGGCGGCGCCCCTACCTGCCGGGCAATCCTTGTCGCCTTTGCCGCCGTGTCTGGATTGGCTTGCATGGCATTGACGAGCGAGCCGCGAATAGCCGCTGCATCGCCGTCCAGGATGGCGTCGTATGGGTTGGCGGAAGCCTTTGCTGAGCCTGCGGCAAGCGGGATATCGTCGTAAGGATTTGGCATCAGTTCAGTCCGTAGCGCTTCTTGAATAGTGCAGTGATGTTAGCTTCGCTGGCTTCCATGCCGCGACTTGTCAGGCTTGCGACGATCATGGCCCGCTCGTCAGGCGTAATCTTTGGCGTGGCTTTCTGCTCGTCCGGCGTGCCGATTTTCTCATACACCCTGGGAGACGAGAACCAGCCGCCAGCCGTTGGCAGCATCATTCGCTTGATGATTTTGTCGCGCTCATCGAACGTCAATTCTCGCCCTTTGGTGCGCGTCTCAACGGCAAGCGCCTGCGTGACAGCGTCATCAAACTTGCCTTTTTTCTCCATATCGTTGGTTTTTAGCCCCAACTGGTTATGAGCATAAGTTAGCTGCTGAGACAGCGCGACAACATCGGGCTGCTTGCTTGGGTCGTTGGCTTTTGTCTGCAAGTCCAGCAACTGCTCGCGCTGTGCCGGAGCAAGCTTTCCGTAATGCACGCGCAGATCAGCGGACGCAAATCCGGCAGGGTCTTTGACCGCCATTGCGCGCAACTGAGCGTACAGATTCCAGTCCGTTTCAATCGGCACGCCTTTGCCGGTCTTTCCTGCGAACGTCAGGATGTCATCCCACCTGTTGGCCGGTATCGACTCTCGGATCGAAGCCGGGAGCGCAGCCATGTTGCCGCCGTTGCGCACCAGGGCTTCTTGCGCGGCGATAAACCCTTCGTCCTCGCGCTGCTTCTTGTCTTTTTCAATCAGCGCGTATTGCCTCTCTGCCTGAGCCTGCGTCATGGCCACCTGCTGTGCCGTAGCGCCTGCCGGAAGCCTCGCCACGGACGCTTGCACAAACTCCAGTTCAGTCGGCTTCGTTGGCCGCGCTGCGCCTTGTGCAAAGGCTTTGCTGTTCTTCTCCACGTATGCGCGCGTCTCGGCCGGCATGAATGCAAGCCAATGCACTGGAGCAATATTCGGATCGTTCTTTGCCAGCACTTCCGAACGCTCAGACTTCTTGAGTGCATCCTTCAGCCGACCAGCGCCAGCGTTGTACGCCGCCCACGCCTTTTCGACATCGCCACCAAACACGCGCAACTGCTCGCTGTAATACGCCTTTCCGATGGCATAGTTATAGTCCGGGTCAGTGCGAAACTTGTGCTCATCCCACGGCAGGCCGGCGAGCCGCGCGGCTTCCGGGCCAGTGCTCAGCAGCACCTGAGCAATGCCGATGGCGCCGGCTTTGCTGGTCAGCGGCGAGCCATCTTTTGCAAACTGCCGATACCCTGACTCTGCGCCGACCGCCACGTGAAATGCACGATCTGCCTCGCTGCCGCCTGAAAACCTTGGGGCCATTTCCTTGGTCGTTGAAAGCACGGCGGCTTGACTCACCTTTGCCGCCATTTCCTTTGTGATATGCCCACGCACGGAGAACGCATCATCGGCATTCAGCTGCCCCGCTTTGCTGGCGCGCGCGAAGTACTCCTCAGCATAGCTGGCGTCGTTCTGTTCCAGTGCCGTCAGGATGGCGGTTTTGTGCGCGTGGCTAACCAGGTTCTTCGCATCGACTTCCGCTTCCTCTGCCGACTTGCCGAGCAAGCGAGACTTGCGATAGGTTTCCGCCTCGATACGCTTGACGGCTCCGGCAACGGCATCAGGATCGCGGTACGACAGGCCGATCTCATCGACCGCCGTCTTGACCACCCCATCAGCAACGGACAACGAGTGCGTCTTGTATTCCTGCGCCTCATGCGCCATTGCCCGCGCGCGGAAGTCTTGCAGCATCCGGCTCGAATTCAGCGCGAAGGCTTGCTTTTGCGTCTCGTTGCCAAGACCTGCGCCAATCTCGTTGGCGCGTTCGCGCAGCACGTCGGTGTATTCGTCGGCTAGCGGCTTGCCGCTTTCCCGCTTGAGTGCAGACCACCCTTTCTGATTGACGTAGCCAGCATCCTTGTCATAGGTCAGGCGTAGCTGTTCTTCCTTGACCTGGTTCAGCGCATCATCGAGGCGTAGCTGGTCGGCCTGCGCTTGGATGTTCGCAGCAATCTTGACGGACGCTTCGCCAGCCTGCGACATCGCCTGCCCTGCGCGCTTGGCTTCCTCTGCTGCAAAGTTCGGAATGGCCGGCTGCGCAGACACAGGATTGACAGCGCCGAACTGCACGGACAACCCGCCTGCTGGCTGCGCCTGAAAGCTATCGTATGTCGGGACTCTTGCCATTACTCGCTCCACCATCCACGGCTTGCGCCGAGGGTGCCGATTGGATCAGATGTGCCGCTCGCCGTGGCAACGTCGCCGGCAGGCTTGTTCATTGAATACCACGATGAAGCAACGCTAGTCGCGCTGCCCATCAGCGACGTACCCAACGAGCCAGCCGGATTGATGCCAGCAGCCGCCGCATTACGCGCCGCTGCATCGCTCAGGAATGACGAACCTTGCCCGCGAGCATTCGCCGCCTGAGTGCGCGCGTTCGTGGCCTGCATCCGGTAGCCCATGGAGCTGCGCACGGCATTGGCGGTCAGGGTATTCACGTCAATCTGCTTCATGATCTCCGCAGACGCCTGCACCTCTGCTGCGCTACCCGTGCCAAGGTCAATGCCATTCGCAGCCATTGCCGCGCGTTGCGATGACTTGAGTTTTCCGGCTTGCAGCGTCAGCGCGCCAACCTGCCGTTGCCCTTGCTCGATTTCGCTGGCCGCTGCAATGTCCAGCACGCGAGCATTCGATTCTGCAATGCGCGCCGCTGAATCGGCAATGCTGGCGTTCGCCACCGACAGACCGGCGCTCGCTTTCAGCGCCGACTTCTGCGATGCCGCCGCGTTGTAGCTGCCAATGGCTGAAGTTGCCGCCCCGCCGATTTGCCCGATCATGGACATCTGGCCCATGGTTGCCGCCGAGAATGCCATTGCTTACCCTCCGATTGCTACTTCCAGCGTCAGCGATACCGCAGTCAGCGGCAACGGGTCAGACTGCCGGATGAATACCTGCCCACTGTCGCCCCACGATGGCGTAACCATGATCTGGATTTCTTCGCTCTTGAGGCTTGGCGGAGAGCCATAAACCTCTGTCGTGCGCTGCTTTGCTTCCGTCAAATGATCCTCGTCCGGCCCGACAAAGATGCCAGACGAGCGATAGACGCGCAGCCACGCATGATTGACGTTCTTGTATCGCCCTTGCCCTGCCGCATTGTCGAGAGCCGCCGCAATGGGCAGCGTCTGCATGTCCGCCTCAATCGGCAGACCGATATGCACGACGCTGGCAGCCTGTTCGAGCGTGATAGCCCCGCCTGTAACCGTGCGCTGCGGATGTACGGCGCCGTCAGCCAGGATGCTCACCGTCTCGCCTTCCAGATGGTCGAGCCCGCTGATGGTCGTTGCCGCCGCACCGTCGTAGGTCAGCCCGGAATCCACGAAGAACGCATCTTCGAGCGCATCAAACTGGCGCGAATGCAGCCGCTCGACATAGCGCACATCGGCGCCGTCGATGTTGCGCTTGACAACCACGTACAGCACATCCTCGCTACCCTCTGCCACCACGGCGCAGGACTCAAACTCTCCGGCCGTGTCGTGATAGTGCCAGGCGCCGATCTGCTGTTCAGGAACATAAGTCAGACCGATCAGCCGCCCGTTGCTGCTGATGAACCAGACGACAGGCTGCGGCGACTTGCTGTAGGCCATATCGGTGATATCGTAGCCGTCGAACAGGTGCGGAGCTCGCAGGCTCAAGTCTCCAGTGATGAACCCGGACGCCTGCCAGTTGTACGCCAGTTCGCGCACGTGCCCGCCACGCGCGGCGCCGTAGAGCAGGGTGTTGTTGATGATGACCGGCTGCGCATTGCTGGAGCCGACGTAGGACTGCGGGCGCACGCTGATCGTGCTTGGCGTAATCGCGTCGCTGTTGATCGATGTCACGCGCCATTCTGCCGAACTGGTCAGCAGCAGCAGTTGTGTCAGCGGGACAACGTGCCTGATGGTATTGGCCTCGCGCGCCGCCACCCGGAAGGCGATGCGATCATCATCACGCACCGGCAGCGAATAGGAGAAGTTCGACTCGGTGCCGGACTTGCTCATCCATAGGTTTTGCGGCTTGTTGGTCGTTCCGGCAAAGCACCGGCGCTGCTCAAAATACGACACGGCGGCCGGGTATTCGCCGGACGACGCGAATACAGAATCGTAAATCGGCGGCGTCTTGCTCAGATCCGGGGTGATGTTCTCATCGACAATCGTTAGCGTCGCCGTTTGCCCGATGTAGCCATACAGCCCGCCCTGGTGCTTATAGATGTTGTACAGCGTAGCACCCGCGACGGCGCCCCAGCTAATTTCGTTGTTGGCTCCTGCAGACAGCAGATTGTTGATTGCCGCCACCGAAGAAGATGCCGCCGACTCTCCGATGCCGTCAGCTTCGATTGCCGTGACCACGTAGAGGTAGTTGTAGAGCGCGCCAGCCGGGACATTCTGCGGCGCCGTGGCGAGTCCCGTAGGCGCCGCAATGGGCGCCGCAAAGCTGATCGTTGTCAGCGTCCAGGACAGCGCGCCGAGCCGCCGCAATTCGCTTGGCGCATAGCCAGGATGCACCAGCGTCAGCACGTCTGCCGACTGCACGTAGTGGATATCGAACAGGTCCGACTCTGCGAACGTGTTGGTAATCTCGTATGGAACTCCCGGCGATGATTCGAGCGTCGCACCCTGCGTGTGAAACCGGAAATACCCGGCGCCCAGCTCGATAACCATCGTCTGCGTTGTCGAGTAGGTGAAGGCGATCAACCGCGTCAGCTTGGACGAATCCTTGACCTCACGCACAAACTGAAAGCCCGCGCGATTCTCGGCCGGTCCGTGCGGCTTGACGACGAAGTTTCGGCACTTTGCCAGACCGGATTGGTATTTGGCGTCGTCAATGCGCCCGTACAGTTCCGGCGTGACTTCGCCACCGGCAAACGAGCGCTGTAGCGTCTTTATCCGGCTCATCGATTGGCGATCCATGAAACGCTGTGCTTGGCGCGTGGCCCTCGCTGCTGTGCGTCGGACGCGGCAGCCTTGGCAAGGTATGCCTGCGCCAATGCGGCGCACCGCTTGGCCTCTGCTGCGCCCGAGTCGCCCTTGATGATTGGCCCGGCCAACAGGCTCGCCAGAATCGCCGATAGCGTCATGGTGAAGAGCGGGGAGAACTTCCCGGAGTCCGTGACGTACGCGGTGTAACGCACGGCCGCATCTTCTTGGTCGGTGTATATCACCATGGCGCCCGTCGAAATGACCTCGATAGCGTATGGCTGCGCGGAGTAGGTTCCGATCAGATTGGACGAGGCGTTATCGTCGTCCGCATCCGATGCCGTGACGGAGATAATGCGCAGCGCATCGGATGGCATCGCGTAGGCATAATCCCATGCGTCCGTTTCGCTCGTCAGTTCCGCCAGTAGCGCCCGCTTGCTGGCAAATTTCCAGTCGTGCATTTCCAGCAGCGAGTCGCGCGCGATAGGGTAGAACCGCGCGCAGTGTTCGGCCTGCGCCGATCCTTCTGGCGGATCGATTGACGTGACAGATGCTGTGTCCCCGAGATGCGATAGCGCCAGATTGCAGATATCGACAACGCTGCTCATATGCACTCATCCTGCAAAAAAGGGGCGCGAACGCCCCTTGTTGTATTGCTCGCCGGATGCGAATTACGCGACGGTGAAGCCAGACGCGTAATGCTTTCCGACATCGACCTGCGAATCTGTGATCGTTGCCGAGAACGAGCCAGCCGTAAGCGGGCCGGTGGCGACGGTGTATTGAACGCCCAGGTAGCGCTGTCCAATCGGCTGCGCGGCCAGGATGTGTGCCGGGATTTCCAGAACGATCGGACGGCGCCCGAGAGTCAGTTCCGCCTTGCCGATGGCGTCAGTCTGAACCAGAATCGTCGGCGAGGTCAGGGCAGCAGCCGCGCTCGAGATGATCTGGAACGTGACCGTAGCGGCGCCGGCAGCGGTGGCGGCAATATCGACCGTAAAGACCGCATACAGGCAGTTGCCCGTACCGATATCGCGCGCCAGCGACAGGTCGATGGTGTTGGTGGACACCGCCGAGGCCGTGACAGCCTGCGCGGTAGAGAGTTGAAGCAGAGCGTCTGTCATCATGTGATCGGTCCTCGGTTAGCTCACAAGCGCTTCGGCGATGCCGAGCTTGTCGACACCTCGCACCGGCACGCCCATGAAGGTCAGTTGGTTGATGGATTGGCCGAACTGCGTGATCGCCGCATTGATGCCCAGTGCGCTGCTCGACTTCTCAAGCGCCTGAATCATCAGGCCCTCTTGGATGCTGCGGTTGCAGTAGAACGCCGCGCGGCCCATGTTGAAGTTTGGAATGCGCGCAATAGCCTTCATCATCAGCTTGATCAGGTTGGTAGCCGCCGTGCTGGCCTGCGTGCCGGTAACGCCAACCCAGTCGGTGATATCGACGTTGGCAATCCGCACCACGTAGCGCCAATCCTTGACCACCAAGCCGGAATCCCATTGGAACAGCGAGCGAGCCGCCTGATACCAGTAGCCGCTGGCGTCCTGTACCGACTCTTCGCCCAGGTCGCGGGTCTGCAAACCGGCGCGCGAACCCTTCGGGAACGGGCAGAAAACCGTCTGTTCGCCCCACACGACCAGATAGACCGAGGCGTTATCCGCACCGGCGCCGCCCGCGAGAATCACGTTGCCGCCGTTGCCGGCAGAGGTCGAACTGTAGCGCGTGGCCAGTCCGGAAAAAGCCTTGAGATCTTTGCCAACGTTGCCGTTGAAAATCTTGTCGGTCATTTCCTGCCCCATCGATTCGATGAAGGCGGACTCCTCGCTCAACCGGAACGCGGCGCTGTTGCCGTTCAGCATCAGCAGCTTGGAGTCAATGTGGCTGCGCGCCTCCAGCATGGCGCACGGTTCGGTAATCTGTGCGGTCGTGCTCTTGGACAGCGGGACGCCCGCGTTGTACTGGCGCCAATAGACCGACGGCAGGCCGGTACGGATGGCGACCACGTGACTCGTCGGCTGGTTGGCTTCGACGTGGACCGTGTCCTCCAGGATCAGGTTTTGTTGGGACAGCAGTTCGGCGACCGGATCAATCTTGCCATCCGGCGAGAGCCGCTTGCTGTAGTCGGCCAGGGTAAGCTGGCCAGCGCTGAGAGTTGCCATTGTGTTACCTCACGTCAGGGGTTCATGTTGGGATACATCCGTTGCGCCAATGACTGCGGACTTCCGCTTGGCCCGTTGTTGCGCCCCGGTTTGTAGGTGTCTTCACTCACTGCCTTGCCGTACCTGTAGAAAAGCCGCACCATTTCCGGATGGTTGCCCAGCCCGGTCTTGTCGAGCAGGTCGCGCAGTTCAGGCGTAGCCAGGTCATCGCGCGCCTTGGCGACGAAAGACATGTTTTCAGCCAGCTTGTCGCCACCGTATTCCTTGTCCGACTTCGCCGACTCCAGCCACTCAGCCTTGACGGCTTCCAGCTTCTCGGCTTGGCGCGCGGCGATGGCGGGAGACATCTTCTCCAGCATCTCTTGCGCCTTGTCCTGCGGCAGGTCGAGCGACTTGGCCACGTCCGAATAGACGGAGATGATGCCCGAGTCAAACTCTTGGCCCTCAGGAGCAACGAACGAATACGATTCAGGCGCGCCAGCGGGCGCAGAAACGGTTTCAGCAACAGCAGTGGTTTCGCCAACAACGACCGCAGCAGTAGCGGCTTGTTCGGCAGTCTCGGCACCCACGCTTGTGGTATTGGTAGCGTCAGCGGCCAGTGTTTCAGTTGTCATTCGGTTGCCTCTTTGGCCATGACAGCGTAAAGGTCCGGGCAGAGCGCGTTGATCTTTGCCAGCACGCGCAGCCCTTCATTTTTGCGACCTTCATTGAATGCCATGGCCATGGAATTGGTGTTGAACGAGGAGCGGAAAACGCCCGCCCTCTCAATGGCGCCCCACACGATGCGCCGACCTCTGCGGCTTCCCATCAGCCACTTGAAATCAGCATCCTCGTTGTCTGCAGCAACGCGAGAACCGGCAGCCTTTTCGTCGGCTTGCCGGTCCTGCTCGTCGGTGTCGGTCGGGTCGTATTGCATGATTGACGCAGCTTATACCGGTGTTATGCAGGTACGCGCATGGCCTACGACATCAGACGGCGAGCGGATCGAGTGCGGCAGCAGCCATGAATATGGCGTTCCACTGCGAGGGAGTTGGTACTGGCGTCAGGTTGGTGCGCAATCCGGACGAGAATGGATTGTCCCGGTCGAGGATTTGCGTGTGCTTCCAGAACCGCTGGCGCTTGGCTGTCAGCGCCAACACGGCCGTATCGATCTGCGCTTCCGTGATTCCGGCGTCGGAGCAGGCTTGGATGAACTGCCATTTACTGACAGTGGGCCGCACGTCGGCAATAACATCGACTCCAGACCGTACCTCCCACGGCAAAGCAGACGACAGCACGCGCGCCACTTTTCCGCCAGACGCATCTGCGGCAGATTGAGCCTCGGCGTGCGTTGCAAAATACTCAATACTCATCGGGATACCCTCAAAAAAGCGTCGTAAAGCACTGCATACCCTGCCGATCCTGCGATCACCTTCATGGTGATCGTGATTGGCTGATCAGCGGTAATGTCTTTCGTCAGGACGAGTGGAGCGGCCAGCGAGGAGCCAATAAGCTGCCCAACCTGTTTATTGGTGCCCACCACGGAAAACCCGCCATAACGACGGCCGGCCGGGGCTGTCGTAGCCGTGGCATACGATGCCGTTGATGTGCCAAATCTCAGCGCCCAATACTTTAGGTTTGCAGACGTGTCGCCGCCGCACGAGACAACAACCTCAACGTCAGACCCGACGCGCAGAGAATTTGCCGGGATGGTTGTCGTTGCCACATCCACGGCGGTCAAAAATGGCAGAGATGAAAAAGCCTCTCCAGCAAAATCTGACCCGGCCGTGCCAATCGGCAGAACACACGTCAAGGTGTTTGCGTCGACCCAGATGAGCGATTCAGCCATCGCCCCGGCCGGCAAAGATGCAGTGGGAGGCACAAAAAACCTGAACCCGTCAAACGTGCTGGCGGGGATTCCGTGCGCTGTGGCGGCGATTGTTACGGAAAGCCCTGAACGGGTAGCCGTTGCGCCGGACACCAGCGAAGCAATAATCGTCTGAGAAAGCCCGGGAAATCGCTCAAAACACTGGACCAGGTATTCCTTGCCATCAGCCCCAACAGATCCGACCAACGCCCCGGTCGTCTCGTCGTACAAGTTCGGGAAATTTCCAGTTTTGTATCCGCTCATTTCACATTCCTTATCTGCTGCGTCGCCGCCTCAGTAAAATAAACAGGCTTGACACTGCGGAGAACACTCCGCTTAGATGCCTTTGGCCAGCGCCTCGGCATTGGCGACGAGCGTTTCGGCCTTTGCATTTGCTTCTGCCATAGCCTTGTCAGCATCGGCCTTGAGCTTGTTCGCGTCGCGCTCGCATGCCGCAAGGCGTGACTTTGCCTCTGCCTCTGCCCGGCTGATCGATCCGATTTTTTCGAGGTCATCGACCAGCGCTGCAATAGCGCCCAGATTGATGATGAGTCGCTTCTGTTCTGCGGTCAGCATGTCATACCCCCCCTGAGCAGCATCGTGACGTTCAGCAGCGTCGTGCCATCGCCGCCGACAACGCGCGGGCGAACGTAGCGCACCGCTTCGGAGATGGCCTCGATCTTGGCTTCTGTGAAGTCAAGGTCGTTGCCCTGCGGGTCGGTCAGCGCTGAATAGTTGTCGCCGTCGAGCGATCCTTCGATGCGCAGCGTACCGCCAGCACCGAACGTGCCGACAACCTGCGCGCTCTTGTCTGCGTACTGGCTGAACGGCACAGGTGCGCCGCTGTCGCCGTTGGCCAGGCCTATCCATGCGACAACGAGCGTCTGAGAATTCCCCGAGTCGATGCGGGTCTGTTGGATTTCCATGAAGCGATCCTCTTAGGTGTAGCCGCTGAACGCGCGCGTGACATCGGTCAGCGCATTTTGTTTGCTGGTATCGACGCCGCCCAGGTTCTTTGCGGCTTCCGATGCGAGTTGTATCTGCTCGGCCTGAGCCTGCGCCTGTTGCGCCTTGGCCCGCTGGTCGCGGATCATCGCCACCTGCTGGCCCGGAACGATGAATTGCGGGTCCAGTCCAAGCTGATCGGCATAGGCATCAGCCCAATAGTCGGCGTCGAACTTGTCCAAGACATCCGGCTTCATCTGAGCTATGACACCCAAATTGCCAACGTATCTATCCACGCTGTTCGTGCCGATGGCCCGCTGCGCCTGAGCCAACATGGAAACGAATTCGACGTTCAGTTGCTTGCCCTGAACCTCTTGCGGCGGGCGAGGGACGATGCCCGCTTCCAGCATGCGAGCGAACGTCAAATCGATCTTTGGCGACAGGATTTCGTTGTGCAGACGCTCCAGCACCGGCCCGAGCATCAGCAGCTTTTCCTCGTGCCGTTCAGCGACCTCGGTAGCCGTCATGCGCGCGTCAGTCTGATTGGCCAGCATCAGGAACAAGTCAGCGTAGAAGCTCGACTTGATGCGCTCGCGCACGTCTTGGATGTCGGCCAACAGGTGCGACAGGTCGAGTTGCACATCGAATGCCGTTTTCATGCCGCCGCCGGGAGTGGCCGAATCCACGTAGCTGATGCCGCCAGGCAGCAGGTCCGTATCGCGCGCCTTCATGGACGTGGGAGCCTGCAACGGAGGATTGGTCTTGTAGTCAATCCCCTGCGCCTTCCTCAGTTGCTCGTGCTGAAGCTGCTTGATATCCCCGATCGCTTCCATGGCCGGCGAGTTGCCGTAGATGTCGCCACCGGACACCGCCCACCGTGGGCACAGCCCGACGAACGATTTGAAGCCGGAGTCCAGCAGCAGAGCATCGCTATCCGAGCCATGCTCAAAATACGTGCTTGACCACGGCATGTTGGCCGCGTCCTTTTTGCGCGTGTCGCGGTTGCTGCGCGGCTCAATAGCCTGCACCACTTTCACCCAAGTATCAAACTGCGACCGATCATGCAGCCCCTTGACGGCGGTCGAGCACTTGTCCTTGCCGAACTGAGCCACCATCGCGCCGACCGTCATCTCATATTCGCGGTACAACGTATTGACCACGCCCCGGTGATCGGTCGTGATCGCATACTCGCCGGCAGTCAGTGGGTAGTGATGGATGACCGTCTCGAAGTCCGGCAGGATGATGGTAGCCGCCGTGCCGAAGGCGCCAAGCTCCTCGTAGCAGGTGTGCAGCACGCGATATGAATTGGACTTTGCGAAAATCATCTGCATCAGGCGAGTGACATCAGACAACCAGATTTTGACTTCGCTCGACTCGTCAAGCTCAGGGTCGGAAGTGGTCAGGCGAAACCACGGACGCGCCGGTGAAGTCATGCCCGCCATCATGCCAGCGGCAAGCGTGCGCAACGCCCGTGTCCCGGTGCTGTCGAGGATCTTGCTGTGTTTCTTGTCGCCCTTGTTGCGGTCGGTCGTCAGGAAGCGGCCGGATCTCGGAAGGATGTAATCGCTGATTTCCTGCCAGTGAGACAGCCAGCTTGACCTCTCATGTCTCAGGCTTTCCATGCGCTGCGACAGAAACTGGCGGTGCGTGAGTAGCGCCATTATTGGCCCAACAAGGTGTTTTTGCCGAGGCTTAGAGCGTTCGGATCAACGCCTAATGGCCCGGTCAGCATGGTGCCTGATGCTCCCGCTTTGCCGGCTTGCGATGCGGCAGACAGGATGCTGGCAGTATCCGTCGAGCGCTGCATTGCGCTGCCTTTGGCTTGCTTGTCGAGCAGGGCGGTTTGTTTGGCTACTTCGTCGGCCTGCTGCTTGGCAATGGTCGCCTGCTGATTTGCAGCCTCTTGCGCCTGTTGCTGCGCTTTCTTCTGCGCCGACTGCTGCGCCTGCCCTTGTTTGTACGAATTCGCAGCGCTGGCCACGGCGGCTGCCGCGCCGATTGCCATAGCGATAGTGGTAAACGCAGCCATCAAAACCCCTTCATCTGGCACCGCTCGACAACGGCATAGCCGAGCTTTTCAAACAGCTTGCCGGCAGGCCACTCGCCGCCAGCAGACAGATCGGACATCGTGACCACAACGGCGCCGCGCTCCTTTGCCTCGTTCTCGAACGCGCGCAGCAGCTTGACGCCTGCCATGCCGCCGCGATGGCTCTCCGATACCCACCATCCCAATTCGGCAGCCGTGAATGCCGAAGGGTTGAACCAGATCGGAGACATCAGCCCGATAATCCCGCCGACAATGGCGCCATCCTCGTCCGCGACGAACGCGATGCCGGTGTCGACAACCTGCTCGACAAACGGACGCGCCGTGTCCGCGCTGCATGACACGAAGCGGGAGAATTGCGAAAACGCGAAGAACGGCTCGACTAGAGCGAGCAGACCGTCAATATCTGCGGGCGTGGCGGGACGGATTGAGCACATGCCAGCACGGTAATGCACTGCCGGCGAGGTACGCGCATGGCGTTATCTGCTGTAGGGGTCGTATTCCCTGCCGCGCGGCTGCCCGATGCGTGCGATGACAGAATGCTTTGGCGTGTCCATCAGAGCCAGCACATAGGCGCTGCCGTAGTCAGGCGAACGCCCGATCTTGGCAACGATCTCCTCGCGGCTGGCGACGTAGATTGTAGAGCCTGAAAGCGACCACGTAGGAGCGCACAGGTCGGCGAGCAATCGCGGATCGGGCGGCAATGCGGCGCCCGTGTTGTTCGTCGGGTCGAGAAACTCGCGGAACTGCCACCAGAGCTGCGAGCGCAGATTCTTGAACCGCAGCCGTCCGCTTTTGTCTGTGGCGGTTGCCGACTCGCTCACATTGACGCCGACAACCTGCTGCCGTGACTCGCGCAGGAAATCGTAGGGCGACGAGCCGACGCCGATCACATCGAGGTGAATCACCGCCTCGTCTCGCTTCGCAGCGATCGACAGCCCAGCCACGGTCGGCCCGTCTGGCGTCTCTGCTCCAGGATGCACCAGCGGCACATTGAACCATGCGCCGTGCCTGCGGGCCAGAATGGTGCTGTCTCGACCGCCGCGCGCCACATCGACGCCAAGCGAGTCCATTGGCTCCATCCGGTCCGGCATCTTCCATCGCGCTTGTGCGGCCTCTACCCAGGCGGTAGGAATCACCTGCCAGGGGTCGTCCTCGACACCGGCTTGAAAGTCGCCGTAGAGCATTTGAGAGCGCAACGGCTCCGGCAAGGATTGCAGAGTCGCCATGTATCCGGTCCCCAACAAGTACGGGTTATCGCTGATGCGCGATGGTATGAACGTGCGTGACATCGGCTTGATAATATCGTCGCCGTGTTGGAATGGCTCGCCGTCCTCGCGCTCGATTTCTTTGCCATCGACCATTGCGAAGTATCGCAGCTCTCCTGATGCCGCCGGGCGCGGGTGCTTGGCATCCAGCCATGGCGCGAAGAATTCGATTATCCATCGCCCCTCTACCTTCGTCGGCGGGTTGAAGGTCAGCAGTGCTTGGCATTTCTGCTTTGGATTGACCGACCGCAGCCAACCGAGCAGCGCCCTGACTTGAGACTCAAGAAAGTTCGCCGCCTCATCGAACACCACCAAATCGTGCGGCCTACCCTGGTATTTGTTCCAGTCATCGACGTTTGGCGTCGAGCCGAATTCGATTTGCTTGCCCTTGATGCGCCAGATGCGTTCAGCGCCGTTGTATCCGTCTCTGCTGCCGATTAGTTCCGTGAATCGGTCGATAATGCCAGTAAGCTGTGTAGCCTCGCGCCTGAGAATCAGCACCTTCTCGTGCTGCGTTAGTGCTTTGCCGCACGCGAGGTCTGTTTTGCCGCCACCAGCCGATCCGCCGTAGCCGATAATATCGGCAGTGGATTCATACGCCATCTGCTGCGGACCGGGAAGAGGACGCCAGATGGTTTTTTCGCTTGCCAGCAGAGCGTCTATTTCCGCCAGTTCTTCCGGCGTCAGATACTTGAGCAGAGACGCATCAAACAGGGTCGCTGTCCTTGCGCGCCTGAGCAGCCGCCAGAATGGCCGCAATACGGGCAGCCCTCTCCGTGTCGCTGAACTGCACAGGGCCGCCATCTGCGCCGGTCAATTCCATTGCCGTGCGGTCTCCGTAACGCTTCGGAGCCAGCTTGGACAGATACCACTTGCGCGTATCAACCTGCAAACGCCGATGGCCTAGCATGTCCTCGCGGATTTCCTTTACGCCATCTTCCGACGTTTCTACCTTCAAGCCGATCTGAGGAGTGTCGGCAATCTCAATAATCTGGTCTGCCATAACATCAAGCCCGGCGTCCCTTGCCTTCGCGTATTGCGCGGCAAAACCGCACCTGTCGTCTCTTGCCCAACCCCTGACAACGCTTTCCTCTGGAATATGCGCACTCTTGCAAATGGCCCGCAAAGACTCCCCATTTGCAAGCCTTTCGCAAATCTCAATCGCCAATTCTGGATTATGCACAGTTGGCCTGCCTCGTCCTGCTCCCATAATCAATCCGCCACCTCAACAGAAACACTTTTCCACCCTGACGCCGTTTGCGCTCGCCGCTCATAATCCAGAATGCTGCGAACGGTGCGATACGGAATACCCATGATCTTCGATACCTCAATCGCCGGAACGCCTTCGTCCTCGTGCATTTCCCTGATTCTATCAACCACCGAATCAGGATATTTCGCATTCTGGTGGCTTTCTCCGATGCGAAGCCCGCGATCGTTTGTCGTCACCAGTTTGATTATCAGTCTGGTCAATCCGCACTTTCCGATTGTTTGTCGCATTGTCGCACACACAGAAGCGCCTTTTGTGTCGCCTGCTCACAAGCCATCCGCCAGGCCTCCGCGCGACTAACCTCACGCCCGCTGCAAAACTGGATGATCGCCGCGCGCTCTTCCAGCGCCTCGTGCTCGTCGTCAGTCATTCGGCTGCGCCCTGTCATGCTCGATCAGCATCGCCAGCAAGTGGCGAGCCTTTTCGAGATCCTCAATCCCGCCTTTGTCCTTCCAGCGGGACAAATGACTGGCCTTTTTCCACCATCAACGAATTAAGCAAAAGCTCATACCCTTCCTTCTGGAGAGACAAAGGCATGATCGCGATGCGCAACCTGTCAATCTCTTCTTCAACAAACTTGATCTCTGATTCCGTTTTTTTCATTTGCTCCTCCTCTCGTTGATCCACTTCCGCACCGATTCCGGCGACTGATCGAACACCTGCCGCGCCGCAGATACGCCCATAACGCGCTTCCAGTGCGTCAAACACGTCCGGCAATATTCCGGGCTGTGTTCCATCTTTTTGAGCCATTCCGCCGCCTCTGTGACGGTCGGCGGGCGAACATCAGGCCCCTGTTGTGATCGGCTCAAATTTTTCTTCAAACTCTGTGCGCTCGCGGACGTAAATCTCATGACCGTTGTCGTCCGGGCAGTAAATCGCCACCGATCGGTTGACGTTGTCCGTGCAGTCAGTTCCGGCCGCCAGCCAGCGGTAAATCTTCCCGGTTTTCTTGTTTCTATATTTCATTGCTTCCCTCTCCCCATCTGCTCTTGCGCAATCCGTTCGGCTTCTTCCCGGCTCATTTCCCGCCCGGAGCCAAACTGGATTACGGCTGCGCGTTCCTCGAACGCCTCTTCCATGTCCTCTGCACACTGCTGGCAGGTTATGGCTCGTTTGTCCATCCAAGAATGGGTCTTCCCGCACTTGTGGCAATCGCTCATGTATCCGCCTGGCGCATACCCCCATTTTCTGAGGCGGGCCATCGTATCGGTTGGCAATGGATCAGGCCGCATACCGCTCCCGGTCGGCTGCCAGCGACACCCACCGCAGCCCATCCCATCGCATCAACAGCTTTCCGGACTCGTCACACACGCCGTCTCTGACATGGATCGAAAGGATTTCGACGAGGCGTGCATCACCCTCATTGGCGCCTGTGCGCAGCAGGTTGAGCGCTGTTTGCGACTTCGGCTTCTTCGCCCACAGCAGCGGGTCAAGCTCCTCATCGATCTTCATGCCGCGCTCTTTCCGGCCAGCACCAGCTTGAGCTTGGCGACGTTCCTCCGCACCCTATCCCGGTCCTCGGGCGCCATGTCGGAGAGCTGCAGCGGCTTGCCCTCGAACAACGCGGCGCCGATCGGACCGGGGTCCTTCGGATCAGGGAGCAGACCGGCCGCTTGTTGCTGCGTCAGCAGGCCGGCACGCGCTGCCCGGTCAAGCGCTGCCGATCTCCGTTGCGGATCGCTACCCAGGCTTGGGAACCACCGCGGCGGATCTGCTCGCTCACGCAAAATCCTGTCGTAAGCGTCACGAAACGCCATCCTCGCCCCTACCTCGTCGCCGACATCCAGGACGGGCTGCGCAATGCCAGCGGCCTCGGCGATTTGCTCTGTCCAGACCACCGTATCCGACTCGTCGAGGGAGGCGAGAACCAACCCCCACGCTTCGTTGGCTGACGGATGTCCGCCTGCCGTTGCAATCCGATCGATCACATCCGCAACCGTCAGCCGACCGCGCAGCTCGCGCCGACACCGGGTCAGCGCTGCCAAAACCTGATCGTCGGAGAATCCGGACAGGTCGGCCTCGAACACCAACAGGGCCGCCTCGCTCAACTCGGTGCCGGTCAACTCGGCTGTTGCCGCGATCGCCTTCAAAACCTCAACGCCCTGCCTCATGCCTCCGCTCCTCTCGCCGCCAGAATCCGATCTACCGTGTTGCGCATCGTCCCCGTCCGTTCCTGCTGCCGCGCTGTGACGCCCGTCACCTGCCGCTGCGTCGCCCACTCCGTACGGAGCTTCTCAGCATCAGCCAGCATCGGCCCCACGTCGTGGCATTTCCGGGCGTAGAAGGCGTCGGCGTGGCCGAGGTAGTACCGGGCAACCCCTGGCGATTCATCGGCACCAATGCGCCGGGTGAAGCTCTTGATCGCCGCGTTGGTCTTGGCGTTTCTGACGGGGGCAGTACCGTACCGCTGCTGGTAGGCGTCGCTGTAGGCGGCCCAGGTGGCGCGGAAGGCGGCCTGCTCGGCAGAGAGCGCCGCTGACGGCCTACGCTCTGGCGGCAAAAAATCAACATCGATGGCAGGAACGATTTCGGCGGCTGGCGTCGGCGAAGCCGGGGCCAAAGCGTCGGCGATTGGCGTGGCGATTTTTTCCGGTCGGCGGGAAGGTTTTGACTCTGCGCTTGTCGACGGAGACGGAGACGGAGACGGAGACGGAGACGGAGACGGAGACGGAGACGGAGACGGAGACGGAGACGGAGACGGAGACGGAGCATTGCTAGTTTCTGCTACGCGCATGCTAGTAGCAGTGCTAGTAGCAGAAGATTCAGATGCTACGATCTTCACACCTAGCTTTGCAGCATGCTCCGGCATCATTTTGGCGGCCTCTGCGCGGCCGTGATGTCGAACCATAGCATTCCATTTCGCCTTGTCGGCTCGGGCATCGGCGCCGAACGCCCACGGATTGTGGTCTTCCCAATCGTGCATCGCATAGGACCCCTCTCCGCCCTCAAGGAATCCGACCTCTACCAGGCATTTGACAAAGGCGCCTTCCTCTCCTGGCCAGTCGACGCACAGCTCGATATCCTCACCAGACAACGAAGAAAGGTCTCCGTCCGACCTGTTCGAGGCAACCCATGCCATCAGGCACACCAACCTCCAGGCCGCGTCTGTCCCAAGGCGGCGTATCAGCTTCTTGGTCTTCGGGTGCGCCGGCATCCCGACGTTGATCCGCACGTCGACGGTCATGGTTTGCACTCCGCGATCGCCGCCCATTCGTAGCGCGCGGCCTCTCCTGCCCCGGATTCTACCAACAAGGCCACCTTTGAAAGTTGCGCCGGAATACTCGACGCCCGGAGAGGCTGCTTCATGTCATTACCTTTTCTCGAGGGAAAGCTCAGACGCCATCCGATCGGCGCCAGCGCGGATGATCTCGGCGAGCTGGTTGCCGTTGATATCGAAAGCCGGATCCCGGAGCATTCCGGGAAGCTCGTTGATCTTGGTCAGGAAATGCTCAGGGTCGAGCGGCCGGGCCATCTCGCCGCCGTGAGGGTCGACGACAAGCAGCCAGCGGCGTCTGGCAAAGCTCGGGACGGGGGCATCCAGGCGCGCCTGCAGGGCGTCGTAGCGGCCGGTCTTGCGGATGGCCGGCAGGATGACTTCCATCACCTCCTGCTCGAAGGCTTGCGCCTCTGGATTGCGCGACTTGACGATCAGGCGGTAGAGGTTGCCTTCGTTGATGAAGGTCATTTCCTGATTGCCAGATTTGGTGGGGGTGTACCGTTTTGTTACGCCCTGATCGCGGCAGTGCAGGTCTATCGAGCGGCGCGAATTTCGATAGCCAAGAACGGCGCACACATCGGCAGCGCAGAACCAAGGCTCGCCGGCATCGTCGGCGAAGGCGCGAACATCGAGGGATTGGAAATTGAAAACGGCAGGCGCGAACGCGCCTGTAGCGGGGCTGGTCATGACGTACTCCTTGCTGAGTCTCGAAAGACCTCGCGGAGCCGTCATCACACAGCGCCGAGAGGCGGGCGGGAGGGTGATGACCGAAGCAAGTCGGCGCGCTTCTTTAGCCTTTCGGCCTTTTGTACCCGCGCACTCCCGCCCATTGAAACAGGGCGCAAAAAAACCGCAGGACTGACGGGTGCGGATACCGCTTGCTTCGGAGTCATCACACTCCTTGCGCGAATCTTCGCCCGTTGCCGGCAGCGTGTCAAGAGCGCCCCGCATCACGCACGCCCCTCCACGATCGCCGCCGCCTCTTCGTAGCACGTCGCCACGCCGGCCAGCCCTCCAGCCCGCTTCACCTGCTCCAGGTATGCCCGCTGCTCGTCCGTGAGGTTGTTTCTCGTCGTGGGCCTCTTGACCTCGATCGCAATGACCTTGCCCGACGTGCTGAACCCGTCCAGATCGACGCGCCCCTTGGCGCACGACCGCATGAACCGTGATGGCTTTCCGTCCTTGCCGAACAGCCGCCCCGCCATCACGTTGATGCGCTCGATACGCGCGACAAGCGGGTGCAGCAGCAGCCCGTCAAGGATCTGGCGCTGAATGTCCCGCTCAGGGATAGACGGCTTCTTGCATGTGCCGGCACGGCGCCTGCGCGGCTGCTCAGGCGCTTCAAACAGCGCGGGCTGTGTCGATGCCTTGGACGCGAAGTCCGTCCATTTCTTGCGCGCTGCGGTCATTTCAAGCTGGCCCCAGCGCCGCGCTCAGTGGTTGTTTCCGGTTTGGAAATAGCCACGCACTCCGGGCACCGCCAACCACCGCCGGAAACTCTTTTTCGGCCGGCAGTCCCCTTGTTCCACGCCCGCTTACAGACCGCACACTTGTAGCCGTGCGCGGTAATCGGGATGTCGCGCAAATCGGCAGCGGTGCGCTCTCGATAGCCTTCGACGGTCAGCGGGTGCGTTCCGATGGTCATTGTTCCTCGTCCCACCCATTGCGTTGCAATGCCCTCAATCCGTCGGCATACGTGTATTCGGGGCGCGAGAAGTTGACTCCCCGCTTTTTCCTGAGCGACTCGATGTACACATCAATCTCGTCACGCGGCAAACCCTTGAGAACGTCCCTGTGCACGTCCGGCAGCGGAAACGGCAGCGCCCGGAATCCGGCCGCGCAGTAGTCGATTCGAGCGTAGTCGTCGCTGGCGTGCAGTCGGGTGACGGCGTAGCCCCGTATCGAGTCAGCCTCGCCGGTGGCGCGAATCTGGCGCAGGCACTTGCGCATGGGCAAGAGCCATGCTCGCGCTTGGCGGCGGGTGATCCTCTTCACATTCCGTCCTTGTGCCTTGCAAAAGCTTTGCTCTCTCGGCGCGCGATTGCCGAGCCTATCGCCATAATTGCGTATTCGAACTTCTGAACACCTGTCAGCAGTCGCAGTTGCTTGCGGTACGTCCGCGTCTTGCGTTTGATCATTTCCCCGGCCCGAGGTAGATCGCCGAAGCGTCAAGCATGCGGTCAAGCTCGTCGCTGTATCCTGCGACGGCCGCCGTTATCGGCGCCATGATGCGCTCGACAATCTCGCGCGCAGCCTTGGCCGCCTGGTATTGCCGGTAGTTGGGCGCGGACTCAATCAGATATGCGCCGTCAGGGCGCCGTGTGCATTGCTCGCTCATCTGATCATGTGTCATTTGGCGAGCGTCCCTTCCACGCCACGGCGCATCCGCTCAATAGTCCTCTGCTGCAGCCAGTGCATAGCCTCCTCGATGTGGGTAAGGGCGCAGGCGTTGGCTTTGCACGAGTACTGACCCTTTTGAAAGCTGCGAAGCCGGTCGGCGACGATGGCTAGCAGCGCCTCGTGTGTAACCCCATTCACGCCATTTCCGTCTACGCTGATCGGGCCGTTTTGAAACAAAATTACCTGCTTGGAAAACGACGCACGATACCCGTGCGCGTCTGCAACGCTGGCGTTTCCATGCGTATCAAAACCAGTTATTGAATACCTGTGATTTGCTCCTCCGGAGCCGGGTTCATCTTCTGCGGCAATGACCAGCAGATCATTCGCCGGATTAACCTGATGGTCGTTGATTATTCTCATGATCTGCGCCCCCGGCAATGCATCCGGTGCGACTTTTGGCGCCGCAGCTTGAGCGCTGCACGCTTAGCTTGAGCAACGCACTTTCGCCCACGGTTGGTTTTCGTTGTTCCGGCCGGCAGCGGCGCGGCAGGCATCACATACCGCATGGCGTCATGCGAATACTCGCAGGCTCCTGCCATGGCCACTGCATAAGCAGCAGAAAGCGCAGAAAGACCTCTCATTTTCCCTCCCGTGCATAAAGGCGCTCCCGGAGCGCGTAACCCATCAGCGGCCAGACCTTGGCGATGGCGTTTTGCCGTGCGATCTTCCGGCCCAGCTCAGCGTCGAAGTTTTCCGGGCTAACGCACGCTGACTCTCCGGTGACGGTGAATCCGTTGCGCAGGACGAGCACGCAGAACGTCAGCAAGCTAAGCGCCGTGCCTGCGCGGAAGCTGTTCGGGCGGTGCCCGCTA